AGTAACGTCAGCACCTTCACGGATGCCAGCAGTTGAAGGGGCAGACAATGCGTCTACGGTCCACTCAACGAATGTTGCGGATGCTTTCTGCTTGGAAGCAGAGGAAAGGACTGGAGTTTCTTCAGGAGCGAGGATGGTCAAGACATCAGTCAAGTCTTCGCGATTGGAAACACCAGAACCAGGATTAGTCGTATCGTATGTATTTGAGAATGCCATTTTATTTTCTAGCTAATTGTTTGGTTCGTAATGAAATGAAGTCATCTTTATTGCCACTTTGTTTAAAGCGTGAAGATAAGTCCTGTAGTACTTTAGACGATTTTCGTTGACCCTGTTCTGGCATAGCAGAGGAGGGAACGGAGCTTTTCGGAGGATTAATCTTGGGCTTACCTGCTTTCTTAGTAGGAGTACTACGTACAGTCTTACGAGCGTACATACTGTCTACTGCGTGAGCAAGCATATATGGAAGTTCTGCTCCTAGCACTGGGTATTGTTTGTATACCTTCTGCAAGTCTTTGTTTGCAGCAATGCCAAGGAATGCCTTCCTGGTTTCATTATCCTCTTCCTTCAACCATTCAAATTCTTGGAGGGCTTTAGTACCAAGCTCTTTTTTAAGAGACTCAGCAGCTTCGTTCCTCTGAACTTTCTTTAGTTGATCGGGAAGATAAAGATCCCTAGATTTACGAGCGTTCTTCAAAGCAGATCTTACCTCTGCTTTAGTCATCTTCTTACCATCTAGCTCAGTAACTTCGTCGTGAGCGGAGTAATCGTCTGATTCAAATAAAACATCTTCAGCCCATTCGATAATATCGTTTATCTCCTTAGCCTTTTCTTGTAATGACTTAATATCCTTAACGTCATCAAACGGATTGTCTTGGACTTCTTCCGTTTCGCGTTTTAAAGGATCTTGTTGTAGTGATTGCTTTACTTTCTCAAGCTCTTCCTCTGCTGCTTTGCGTTTAGCCGTAAGTTCGCCAAAGCGAGCTACAGCTCTACTACCAAGCTTTTCAGCAAGATCTTTAAGCTCATCCTCAGATAAATCATCTAAGTTGTACTGTGAAAGAACATCTTCAGTCTCTTCTTCAGAAGATTCGTTTTCAGTTTCCTGAATAACTTCTTCTTCGGATTCAACCGCTTCTTCTAGGATTTCTTCCTCTTGAACTTCCTGAGTATCCTCAGCAGGTTCTCCCTGAATCTGTCCTAAGCGTTGGATGGCAAAATCCTCCGCTGTTATATTTCCGACTGAATTTTGTTCGGTTTCAGCGTCAACCGTGATAACTTCGTTAGACATGATTGTTTCCACTCCTTAACGCCGAGCGATGGCGAAGCCTGATTATAGCACATCTTTTTTATGCTACAGGACAGATGAAAATTTCTTTTGTAGACCCTGCCAGTCAACCATTTGCAGAATCTGATCGTAAGTAATTATCCGTCCCGAAAGTTGTTGAAGCTTCTCTGTGTCAGCTTCGTGCATATCAGCTATACACTCTTCTCTAAGAGCGTTAATAAGCTGAATGAATCTTGCAAAATGTTCGTGGTGGGATAGGGTCTTTAGGTCTTCTTCTATGTTCATTGTGCTACGGATCGCATCATATCTACTAATGTTTTAGATCTATTCCCCACCTGATGATACCATTCGCTGTCTATCATTTCATCAGCAGCTTTATTGTAATCACCCTCTAAAAGTGCTTCTTTCATATTTTCAAATTTATTAAGCTTAGTTAATCCTAAATTAAACGCCATGTCTATTAAGATTTTCTGAACAACTGGTGGTTGCCTCCCAGCTTGGGGTAGGTACGCATTAGCATCATTAGCTGCTTGTTTAATGGACTCGTTGTACAGCAGCTTTATTTCTTTATCGGAAAGAGTTTTCTTTCCAGAAAGCATATCCTCTACATTAAGCCCTAATGATTCTGCCTTCTTTCGGTTAGAAGGCTCATCTAGGTTAAACCCTATACCTATAGTACGCTTGCCTTTAGTGTCTGTGTACACGCTAGGCTTTTTCCCTTCATGCAAAGAAAGTTGCTCGTACAGTTCTTGATTAAACTTATCCCTTGATCTTTTGCGAACAAAAGCATAACTGTCTTGATTAGCTGGAGGGTTCTCCCTTGGGCGAAGAGAGTTGTACTTCTCTCGCATTAACTGGTTAATCCTGTTGTCGGGCATATTAATAAACAGTATATAAACAAATATCAGAACTATCACTGCTGCATGTTCTGGGTTTGAGTCTGCCCCATCTGTGC